TTGGGCCAGGATAATTAATCAAACTATTTAGGGAGCGCAGGTTGATTGGCTTGCCATCATAAAAGACAGCATAGATTGCATCAGCGGCAAGAACTTGCTCGCTCTTATAGGTCTTTGGGTCTGTATAGTCCAAAAGGACTGTAGGCTTGGGACGAGACATGATTTGCACTCACAAATTTAAAATATTGCATTATCATTATTTATTATGTAAGCGCGTTTTACTCATGGTAAGAGCGCAGCATGGGAGCCGCGCTTCTCACTATTAGATAACAATTACACGTTGAAAATCACTTTCATCGTAACCCGAATCATCGAGTTCATCTTCATCGTCATTCATGATTTCAACGCCATGATTGGTCTTAACTGCGACCATTACAGTGGGTTCAAAATAAACCTCGTTGTAACCGTTGCCCTCGGCATCGATTGCCGTATATACGACCATTTCTGGATCAAGCTTCTGCAAATGCTCAATTAGCTCGCGATTCTTCATTCCGCAGCCTTTTCGATATCGGCCTTGTACTGAGTTGTTACAAAATCCGACCAACCACCGATACGAACACCATCGATGAAAATCTGTGGTAAAGTGCGAACACCGTCAGCCGCATGTTTCTGATAGAATGCCATCTTATCTTCGATGTTGGTAAAACGAACCAACTTGTGTTCGACCTTATACTGGGTGAACCAATTCACAGCCTTATCACACCAAGGGCATCCAGGACGTACGAATACTTCAACTTCACTCATTAGTATCTCCTTTTACGAATATGAATTTTAGATCTTATATTTTCTTCATCAAAAACTTCGTTACACGCAATTTTATTGCGGTACTCTTGTATTGTTTCGGAACCGAAATGTTTACGTGGATTGCCACAGCACCACCGGCTACACATCTTCGGTGCAGCATGACGTCTTAACGCTTGTTCATGTAAATGTGCACGTCTGGCTTCTGGTTCATAATGTGCGAAACCATAATGCCAATGAGCTTCCATCCATTTGCGAACATTGTTGATTTTACGTTCGCGTTGATAACGTCGGTATACTTTATCTCTTTGCATGTTAACCTCCACATGTTGGGCCCAGCACCGTGCCAGGGCTTTACATGATCGGAATAAAAGAAATCATTTTATCTCCACCGTTTCCATTTGAAAAGTGCCCAAACTATTATGTGGAATACCATAGCCGTTATTCACATATATCGTGCCATCATAATCCACACGCACTCTATTATGTGTATGACCAAACGCCCAAAGTTTCAACTTATCTTTGGTATTTGCATTAATAATGCTTTGCGCACCAGTATTCACATATGATGGAGTCAATTTGTCCCATCTTGACTGATTACCTTCCCATTTTGTAAATTGTTGAGAAGGTGCGGTATGAGTAACAACAACCACATGCTTGATTGCTGGATTATTATTTGCTTCCTCAAACGCCGAATGCATATTAGTGAGCTGAACTAAACCCAATGCATCGGGAAGTCCAAATTCATCAAAATCCAAAGTACGATCATGCGAGGATATATGCCATTCCCAGAATGCCGTTTGCTTTGCTATTCCGCGCGGCTCATGTGCGAGCCAATCATACCAACAATTTGCTCCGATGAACAAAGTGTCGCCGTGCCGCCACGATACATCAGTTAGACCATCTAAATAGTGAATATTTGGGCTATTGGCGAAATGCGCCCGTAGCTCATACATTGTATCCAAAACATTTAGTTTGTCATGAAAATCATCTGGAAACAGAATCATATTTAATCGATAATCGGCATTGTAATGCTCATGATTACCGTCGACGAATACCACATGTTCGTAGAACTTTGCAGCATGTTCAATTACATCAATGGTTTCGTTTAGTGAATCGGAAACATCACCGGCAATAATACAAATGGATGATCCCGGATTACGATACCATTCAAAATCAAAAGCAAAAAAGGCATCACGATTGCCTACTTGCCCTGCTGGCCAATGTGTTGGCCCGGTTCCTGGCTGAACAAGCAAAGATGTTTTCTGATTATTGCGGTCCACATGTAGATCACTGCAAATATCAATCCTTAGGACCAAATGATCCTCCATCCATTTCAATCTGTGTGGGTCCATCAAGAGCACGACGCTGAAGCTCTACAATATCCTCGAGCAGCTTATTTTCCTTTGCCTGTAACGCAACTAGCGAAGTCGATAGCTCGATTGCCTCTGCTAGGGTCAGTACAACATCCTTAGAGCCGCGATTGCTAGCGGCTCGGACACGTTGGGCAAATTTTGTAATTGGACTGTCAGCGCTCATAGTTTATTCAGATTCGCGTTAGTGTTTAACGTGCTTAGGTGATTAATCATCTCCAAGCGATTCTTGAATGGACCCACACTCTCGTAGGATTCAATGGTTTGTTTCTTTGGGCAATATGCTTGTGTCCAGCCTTGCTGGAACAGTAGACCCCAATACCCAGCAACGAATTCGGTTTTTGTACCAGCTTTAACGTAAACGGGAAACTTGTCGTGTTCGACTTGTTCGATATCGCCGTTATGCTTGACTGGATAACCATTGAGCGTGTTGTTGGTGCTTATTTCTTGTGCACGTTCGACAAGCTTAATGTTTCCGAATTTCTTCTTCAAATCATCCAAGCTGGCATAATTGGATACGGTCTTTGGACCCAAGAACATATAACCGTCCAGAGTCTTGAACAGTATCCCACTATTTGCATCGCCTGCACGAAAGATCCAAGAATTTTCCGTTAGCTGAAGTATTTTGGCCATTTTATTCTACCGAAGAACATCAGGATACTCGATGTCTTCCTTATGAAAGTTTGAAAAATAAACACTCTTCGACTTGAGCCGATGAATGTCGGATTTAGCATTTGCCCAAGCGCTGATGATGTACCCATCACGCGCAATGACATAAGTGTAATCGTGTCGATCACTAAGGTGATGAACGCGAACGAGAACCTTTTGGATGATTCGTGTGGGTTGATCTGCTTCATCAACCTGCTCATAAATTTCAACCAGTGTATTCGAGGGATGCATAACATCCTCCTTACACGGTAAGGGAATTGCTCCCTTCTTCTCGTCAATCAACTGATTCGCGCTATGGAACGTTGTATTGACTTCCTTGAAATTCATAAAGAATTCCAAACACATTTCCCCGATTTGAGTGGGGAATCCAATTTCGTAATGATAACGGATAAATTTCGGTTTTGGATAATTCATTTTCGATCACTCTTTTGTTGCACATAGTGGTTTAAACTTAAAGAGTGAGTAGTTTGTCGCCCAAGCTACGCATTGCCCCTCGCTCGTTAGTGGTTGCACTATGTCCGTGTTAACATAAATTAGTAGCTAGTCAACAGGAAAAGTTCTACTCACCGCGCATAAGGCGCGGCAAGCATATTTGCGTAATCAGTCGGATTCTTTCCGATATTAAATAGACTCATTTCCTCCGTAAATCGAAGGAACCAAATACCAACCATAGTAGCTTTTGGTTTACTGACAGCATCTGCAATAGCAAGATCCATCTTATGCTTAACATCATCAGGTTGTTTGGTCAAATCAATAAGCAAAGTATTGGCATTGAATTGGTCGATTACTCGAACACGCTCAGTAATAGCATTGCCATCTTCATCTGAACCAACAAGTTTATCCCACTCTTGTAGCATAAAATTGTTCCAATTGAAGCCCCGTGCTTTACGATCCTCAAAGGCCTCACGAATGCCAGGCTTCTTTGCTGACCCATTTTCACGAACACCTGGATATGCACTCATAATATTATCCGAGGAATCACCACGAACAATCTTCATGAAAAGCTCATATTCTGGATCGGGAGCTTCGAGAGCAACTGTCGTAGAAGTCTTAACTTTCTTTCCGCTAGCCTTATCAACCTTTGTTATGTTCTTTTTAATAACCACAGGTTGATCTTTATCATCAAAGTAACCATCGGTTGAGATTGTCCATCCACGGATGCCGTCATACTGCTTAACCCTGTCCGAAAGCAATTGGAAGAAATCTCGGTCCGAGCTAACGATAACATGGTCATCTTCTGGATGTAGCTGAATCCAACGAGCAATCATATCATCGGCTTCGGCAGATTCACATTGCAACACGGTTGCGTTGGTTTTCTCACGGATAAAGTCCATAAAGATATCGAATGCTCCGAAGAACAATGCGTTATCCTCACGCTCCTTTTTCGTCATAATACTTTGTTGAACACGGCGATGTGCTTTGTAACCGCTATAATGATCATGACGCCAAGAACGGCCCTCTAGGCAAAATACGACATGATCAGCTTTGAATTTCTTCCAGCACTGACGAATCGCATTAAGTGTGATGTGGAGAGCCATACCCGTTTTAATATCAATGGAGCCCTGTCCCGCATGTAAACAGCGGTGAGCCATGTTGTTCAAATCGATAATCAAATACGTAGACATAAAAAATTCCTTAATTTCTCATATATTGCAATAGGTTAGCCCTATCAGTCAATATTCAATTTCTTAAGGATGTCTTTTGCTGCGGTGTCTCCGGTACGAATTTCCGTGAAATCAACACCTCGAGTTTCAAGTAGATTACGCAAGGTAGCATCAATTTCCTTAGCTTGCTCTAGATTTTGATTACGACCGGCCTGG